AAGACCACTTGTTATTGCTAAATTAGATGAATATTTTAGAGAAAAATCAGTTAAAATTCATTCGCAGAGATTAATTGACGAGTTGTTTGTATTTATATATAGGAATGGTAAAGCTGAAGCCATGGTAGGGTACAATGATGACCTTGTTATGAGTTTAGCAATAGGACTTTGGGTTCGAGATACGGCACTACGATTAAGAGCCGAAGGTATGGAGTTGACAAAACGTTCATTTGATTATTTTCAATCTCATCACGCTATCTATGACAACAATAAAAATGAAAACGATTCTTGGAAAATGGACGTATCCAATAGTGATAAAGAAGATTTAACTTGGTTAATTAAATAAAGAGGTAAAAAATGGCCGATAAGAGTTTAAGAGGAAGATTAAAAAGATTATTTTCAACCAACGTGATTGTAAGACACGCTGGTGGGAAACAATTAAAAGTAGCCGATACTAATAAGGTACAAGCCGTATCAACTTTAGCCGATAGGTATACAAAGTTATATAGTGGTATGGCACCATATGGTTTGGCAAGACAAAAAGCCACCTCAGATAGAGGCCAACGAGTTGGTCTATTTGCCGATTATGAATCAATGGATAGTGATTCCATTTTATCATCAGCACTCGATATTTATGCAGATGAATCAACAATGCGGTCTGAATATGGTGATATGTTACAGATACGTTCAGATGATGATAATATTCACGATATATTACACAATCTTTTTTATGATGTAATAAATATCGAGTTTAATTTATGGCCATGGATTCGTAATATGTGTAAGTATGGTGATTTCTTTTTGAAATTGGAGATTGCCGAAAAGTATGGTATTACAAATGTAACACCATTATCACCTTATATAGTTTCAAGGATAGAAGGAGATGACCCAGTTAATCCACATTATGTGAAGTTTCTTGTTGAAGATGAAGAAAATAAATACACAACGTCACCAAGTAGACAACTGGAAACAGAATTAGAAAATTATGAAGTTGGCCACTTTAGATTATTGTCAGATAGTAATATGTTACCTTATGGTAAGTCTATGGTTGAAGGTGCTCGTAAAGTTTGGAAACAATTAACTCTTATGGAAGATGCTATGTTAATACATCGTATCATGAGAGCACCAGAAAAACGAGTTTTTAAGATTGATATTGGAAATATACCACCAAATGAAGTTGATAACTATATGCAACGAATCATTAATAAGATGAAGAAAGCTCCAGTTATTGATAAAGATACTGGTGATTACAATTTAAAGTATAATGTCCAAAATATAACAGAAGATTTTTTCTTACCAGTTCGTGGTGGTGATAGTGGTACGGAGATTGATACGGCCGCTGGATTGACATTTGAAGCTGTAGAAGATATCGAATATTTAAGAAACAAAATGTTAGCCGCTTTAAAGATACCTAAAGCTTTCTTGGGATACGAAGATGAAGTTAATGCTAAAGCAACTTTAGCGGCAGAAGATGTGAGATTCGCTCGTACCATTGAACGGATTCAAAGAATTGTTGTTAGTGAATTACAAAAGATTGCTATTGTTCATTTATATTCACAAGGATTTTGTGATGCAGACCTTGTTAATTTTGAACTATCACTTACAAATCCATCAATGATATATGAACAAGAAAAACTTGAATTGTGGTCTACAAAAGTTGACTTAGCATCTACTATGAAAGATAATAAGTTACTATCAACAGAATATGTTTATGAAAACATTTTTGGTTTTACTGCACAAGAAAAAAATGATGTAAGAAAACAAATTATTGATGACCAAAAACGAGAGTTTAGGTATGTATCCATTGCAGATGAAGGAGCCGACCCAGCGGCACCAGGTGGTTCTGGTGAAGATGAATATGGTGAAGATGATATGTATTCACCACAAAAAACTGATTATTACGCAGATAGGGATAAAAAGAAGAAGAAAAAACAAGAAAACGAACTTGGGCCAGAAGGTGGTTCTCCACCAGGCGGACATGATGGAGCAGGTAGACCAAAACGACCACCTAAATTTGGTAAAGATGGTTCTGCTAGAGGAAGAGACCCACTTGGTGCACATGACATGAAAAAAGGTGGTAAATCATTAGCATTAGCACATTTAGATAGACTTAAAAAGTCTATGGGAAAAAAAGATATTAAGTTGATTAATGAAACTAATACTGTAGAAGAAGAGTATAAACGTGAAGTTAATGGTACTTTAAATAACGATAAATAAACTTCTTTAATATTTATATTAGAGAAACTATATATAAACTATGGAGCTTAAAATGGGTTCAACAAAACATTTAAAGATAAAGAATACAGGAATTCTTTTTGAATTGCTAACAAGGCAGATTACAGCCGACGTACTAAATAACAAAAAGGATTCTATCGCTATTAAAACTATGAAAAAGTATTTTAGCGAAAATTCCGAACTTGGAAAGGAATTAGAACTTTATAATGTTTTAATGAACGAAAAATTTAATTCCGAAACACACGCGGAAAAATTAATTGAAGCTGTAGTTAAATCAAGACAAAGATTATCTAATAAAAAATTAAAGTTAGAAAAATATGAATTGATAAAGGATATAAAGGAATCATATGATATAGTTAATTTCTTTTCGTCACGTATACCCAACTATAAAGTTTTTGCGTCTGTATATAAATTGTTTGATTATACTACAAATCAACATAGGAATGACCCAACCGATGAAGTACGTAATAAGTATGCTATTGTTGAACATATTATAAACAAACGAGTTGATAGTTCGGTGAAAACAAATAAAATAATCGAAACTTATAAGAAACAAGAAAAAGATTTAAGATTGTTGACATATTCAATGTTAGTTGATAAGTTCAACAATAAATACTCAGATTTAAATGAACAACAAAAGGTGTTACTACAGAAATACATACAAAATATTTCTAATACTAACTCTTTACGTGAGTTTATTAATGATGAGATTACAAGAATTAATAAAAAATTAAAAAATAACATAAAATCTGTTGATGATAAAGTTACTGTAATTAAATTAAAAGAAGCTATAACTTTAACTAAAAATTTGACGAATCATAGAGTTGTTAAGGATAGTGATGTTGTCAATTTGATGAGATATTATGAATTAGTTGAAGAGATAACGAATGTCACTTCAAGGAAATAATTTAGAAGAACTTCGTAAATTTATTAGAAATATTGTAATAAAAGAATTAAACGAAGCTACTACAACAGGTGAAATTGACGGGGGTGAAGGCCCACCATCAACTCCTTATTGGGTAGCAAACGACAAGGTAAAGAAGAAGAAAACTGGTTACGGTGGTGGACATAAAAAACCAACTTTGTTGGGGATGATGTTAGCTATAGACCCAAAGTTAAGAAAAACTTCTTGAATTTTATAATGTCTATGTCGTGGAAAGAAAGCGGCCTACACTTTTTACATAGATTACGTAGTTTATCTAATTTGAAAGAGAGATGGGTCATTGAAAGAACTAAAATTAAAGGTCAAGAACCAAGTAAAGTAGAAACTTTACAATTTCTTGATAAGTGGATAAAAATGTTAAATAAAATGAGAGAAGAAATTCTCAAAAGTAGGAGTTAACTTGTGAAACGATTCAAAATAAAAGAAGTCCATCGTTGGTTAAATCAACTACCAGAAAATAAATGGAGAAAAATTTATAAGGTAGATGCTAAAAGAGTAGCTCATTTTATCAATCATGGTGGTAATGTAGAATTACCATCTACTTTAAAAAGAAAGTTCGGAGATTCTGGATTTGTTAGAGAAAAAAAACTAGCTAAAGGATTTCTTTTAGATAAAATAGAAGAAAAGAAACAAAATGAATCCATAAACGAAAGTGGTCTTATGTATAGAGCGGGTGTAAAGAGATATGGTAAAGAAGGAATGACCAAAATACAAGCAGCCGCTGGTAGTGGAGCTGGACACGCCGAAATAGGTGCAATTAAAGACAAATATGATAAAAAGAGGAAGGGGAAAAAAGAATCCGTAGATGAAGGTCAAAAAAGAGATTATGAAAAAGCTTATACAACGTTTTATAATGCGTATAAAAACTTTGCAAACGCGTCTATGGATGTAGCTAAAGAATCTACTAAGATAAGTGGTGATAAAACAGACCAAAAAATTATTTTAAAGAATTTTAAAAAACACGTTATACCATTTATAGGATTAATGAGTAGTTGGAATAAAGGACATCAAAAGAATCCACATTTAGATGAATCCATATTTAGAAGTCTCGTAAAAGAATTAATATACGAAGAAATAAAGAAGTTGGATAGAAGTGGTATATTAAAAGAAAAATTGTCTGGAGAATCAACAGAATTGCGTTTATACATTGATAATAACGCCGGATTATATAAAACAAGATATATACCTATACTTAAAAACTTGTCTAAGTTTAAAAAGAATGGTAAGTATAAGTCTAAACTAGCTATTAAAGCATTTATGTATTTGATTGATGATGGTGCTAAATTATATGTAAAAGACTTCGGTGGTGATACCAAAACTTTTTCTAAAAAACATAAATTGGAATTAGCTAAAGATTATGCGGAAGAATTTGAGTCGCAATACAATAATAAAGAATTTAATTTCATGAAATAGGAGAGTTTAGAATGGCCAAGTCACTTATTATAGATACTATGTTATTTGAAGTATCTAAACAACAAATTAACGAAGCAATAGCCGACAACAATGGGAGGGTCGTTGTTAGTGGTGTACTTCAACGAGCCGAATCTAAAAATCAGAATGGTAGGGTGTATCCAAAAGAAGTTTTAGTAAGAGAAGCTAAAAAATACACCAAAGAATTTATAAAACAAAAACGAGCAATGGGTGAATTAGACCACCCAGAATCGGCAGTTGTGAATTTAAAAAATGTTTCTCATAATATTAAGGAAATGTGGTGGGAAGGTGATAATTTACTTGGTAAATGTGAAGTTCTTGCAACACCAGCCGGAAATATTTTAAAAGAGTTATTTAAAGCAGGTATAAAACTTGGAATTTCATCACGTGGAATGGGTTCTGTAGAAACAGTAGTAGAAGGTGGAGCACAAGAAGTACAAAAAGACTTTGAATTAATTGCATTTGACTTTGTTTCTAATCCATCTACACATGGTGCTTTTATGCATCCAATGACGGAAGGTGTTATTAAAGAAAATACACGTAATGATGGAAGTGTTTGTGATAAGTGGTGTAAAACAGAATCTATAATTTCAGATATTTTAACTGGTATTTAAGATGAAAGATAGAAATATGTGGAAAAAGTGGAGAAATTATAGATTAGATAGTCCCACAGATTATCCAAGTCTAAATGAGCTCGTTACAGAAGGCGAAGATGAAACTTTAAAAGGTTTGGGTGAAGGAATGTTAGCGGCCGTCCAAAATCTTGTTCCAACATTAACTAACTTTGCTAAAATGTCAGCAATATTTATGAATCCAAAAGACCCGAAGAAATCCCAAGAAGAAAATGAGTTGAGATTACAATCTGCAAGAAATTCGTTACAAGACCTTCAGGAAAATGCTAAATTATTAGTACAAAATTATAAATTTATTGTTACGTATATAGAAAAAGAATACGGGTTTTCTGTTAAAGGCAAAGAAAAAAAATAATGGATAAATTAACAAATAAAACGTTAAAAAAAATTGATAAAGGTCTCGGTGATACTATTGCTAGAGCTATAAAAACTGTATCACGAGGTAAAATTGAAGAATGTGGTGGTTGTACAAAGAGAAAAGAATTTTTAAACAAGGTAGTTTCTTATAACAGAGATTAGTATGATTAAATTGAGAGACCTATTAAATAAAAAGAACGACAACTCAATACATGAAGTATTAACTCGTGGTGGTGCTATAGAACTACAAGGACAAGCTAAATATTTAGCCCAAGGTCTTAAAGACATGACCAAATCTTATAAGAAAAAAGATTGGGCACAGATGGAAGAAGAAGTGGACTATATTGTAGCTAAAGCTAAACTGATGGATGATATAGTAAAACAGAAAAGATACCAAGAATCCGTAAATGAAGCTAAAATAGCACATAGTAAAGGTGGATACGTAGAAGTAGGAAAATGGTATTTACTTAACTATGGAAAGTGGAAAGATACAATTAAGGTGGTTAATATAGACGCTAAAGGAATGAAAGTTTATAATCCAAATGATAATTGGAGATACACCATACCAATGACTATGATAAAGAAGAAAAAGATTGGTGGATATATGACTCCGATTGACGAATCCATAAATGAAGTGGAGAAATGGAAAAACATTGGTATAGATGTTAGAGATATCTACGATTATATGGTATCTTTAAAGAAAACTAATCCTTCAAAATTTAAAAAAGATATGAAGAATAAAGCTCTCAAAGATATATGGAATAGATATTCTAAAGGTGGGGAGATGTACAAAGAATCAGATTTAGGACTTACACTTAAAAAAGGTAAAACAGTAAAAGTTACACATAAGAAATCTGGAAAAGAATTGGTTATTGTAGATAAACCAAATGTAAGAAAAGAATATGAAAAAATAGGATTTTTTGCCGAAGGTAAAGTAAACGAAGATTTCTGGGCTACACCAGCCCCATATAGCTCACAAGAAGCAAAATTACATTTAGATA